CCAGGCTTGTCGCCGAGCAGCTCAATCTCCGAGACCTCGAGTTCCACGTACGTCTTGCCGTTGTGCTCCTTCGCCGACAGCGTGCCGACCGCCGCAACGCGTCCGCCCTTCAGCAGGTACGGCCGCAGCGACTCCCCGCGTTTCCCCCAGAGCGAGCAGCGGACCCACGTCGTCGGGCCGTCCTTGCGGGACTTCGTGCCCACGGAGAAGCTGCACACCGAGCGCTCCCCCACGAGGCGAATCTCCGCGTCTCCGCCCAGGTTTCCGATGCACGTAGCGTGGATCATCGATCGTCTCCCTTCGCCGCGACTTCGCGGACCTGCGTAAAATGCGTCACCTTGAACGGCGCCGAAGCGCCCAACATCTCGGCAGCCTTCTTCGTGTCGAGGCTCGTGCGACGAGACTCCACGAGGGCCAGTCGTCGCCCGTTCGGCAGCGGCAACGGCTCGCGCCGAGCGTACTCGCGAAGCGTCTCCTCAATGCGCTCGAGTACCAGCTTGTACCGCTTGACCTTCTCCCAGGCGTTGCCGGCCTGGTCGGGCGTCAGGGTCGCCAGCTTCGCGTCGACCGATTCGAGCTCGCCGACGAGCGACAGGGCGAGTCGGGTGTGCGCGGGGCAGTGCGGGAGCGCATTGCAGTATTTGCACCACGGACCCGCAGAGACCGACGGCATACCGCCCTGAGCAACCAGGTCTCGCGCGTCTCGGATGCGGCTCGCGAGCTGTCGAAGGTCCGCCCACCACGCGGCTACGTGGAACGCGTCCACCGGCGTCGCGTCGAGCTCGGAGTCATCCAGGTACGCGATAGCGCCCATGCCCTGGTCGGCCCCGTGGCGCAGGAGCACGGCCATCGTGCCGACGCGGCACTGCCAGTTGTCGCGTGCCGCCGAGACCCGGCCGCGGCTCTTGAAGTCCACCTGCCACCAGACGCCATCACGGCGGCACTCCAGGTCGACCGTCAGCGCGAGTTCCGTTGGCGACAGGGGGCCGTAGTCCCGAGCGAGGCCGACCCCGATTTCGCGCACCGCCTGCGTCTCCAGGTCGAGCGCGTAGGCCACTTCGTGGCGCACGTCGGTCGCGCCATCGAGCAGGTCACGCACGACCGGACGGGAGCGGTCCCCTTCTTCGATGGCCGCATGATTCTCGGTCCCTTTGATAGCGGCCTCCCCCGTGTGTCCCGCCCCCGGGAGGGCGCAGGACGCAGGGCAGGCCATCGCGCGCTCGACGCCCGACCCCGTGGTACCGACGCTCACGCGGCACCCGAGAGGCGCTTGGCAGCCTCGGCGCGAAGGGCAAGCAGGCGCTGTCGCGCGGCCTGGGTGAGCTGGCGCGCGGAGCCGAGCCGAGCCGCTGCCGCGTCCGCCGCTGCGATGTCGTCGCTCGTCTTGGCCGTCGTGTACCGCTCGGCGAGCTCGTCGATGATGGGCTCGGGGGTGGGTACCGCCGCGGGGCGGGTCTTGGCGGGCATCGTCGCCGTCTGGGCGTCGTCGTCCTCGTCGGAGGAGATGCCGACAATGGCGGCGAGCGCGTACCGGCGTGCGTAGGACAGCGCCGAGCCGAAGGCCTGCGGGTCCTTCTTCGCGACCGGGAGGAAGAGCTCACCGCGGATCCACTCCCCCGACTCGTGCAGGAGCCAGGTCACGACGCACACGCCCGCGTCGCCGTGGGGCGCCGTCGTCTGCACCGTCGAGAGCCCGTGCTTGGGCAGTACCAGCTGGAGGGCGTCGCGCACGCTGGAGAGCGACGCGTACCGGTTCTTGAAGTGCGGGTTGGTCGCGTCCTTCTTCGCGTCCTTCAGGCTCGCTTGTGCCGCGGCGAGAGCCTTGGCGAGTGCCCCCAGCGTCGGTGAATGCATCTGCTCCATGGTCAACCCACCCTCCGGAAAGCCATCTGCTGCAACTCCGCGATTTTCCCGTCGCGCTCCTCCAGCTCCTTCTTGAGCCGGGCGATCTCCTGGTCCTTCTCCCAGAGGTCGTCACACATCGCACCGTTCTGCTCGGCGATGGCCTTCACCTCGCGCCGCAGCTCCCGGTTCTCCAGGTCGATGGCGTGCACCGCGTCACCCATCGAGAGCAGCAGCGCCCGGACCTTGCTCTCGTGGTCCACCGGGCCGCTCACTGCGCAGCCTCGTCATGCACGCACACGTCGTCGTCCGACTCGAGCTCATCGCCGAGGTACTCGCTCAGCACCTGGTCCGCGAGGGCATCACGGTGCCACTCCTCGCCGTTCTCCCAGCGCCTCTCGGCGTCGTAGTCGATGGCAGGGAGGGTGATGCGCTCCTCCGGGGTGGAGTACATCCAGTCCCGGTCCTCGCAGTCGCAAAACCCGATCTCCTCGCACACACTCGGGCGGGAGCAGCTCACGACTTCACCCCGCAGTCACGGCAGCCGCCCTCGGGGTTGCCCGCGCAGCGGTAGCAGGCCGTTGGAGCGGCCAGCATCGCGTCGATGCGCGCCAACATCGCGTCGCAGGCGGCCATGCCGTCGACGGCTTCGCGGGCCGTCTGGAGGGCCTCCTGCTCGGCAGGGGTCAGGATGAGTGAGTCGATCGAGAGGGCGGGAGTGCTTCGGTGCATTCCCAGAGCTTACGCACGGCCGCGTACGGGTCAAGGCGTAAAGCGTATGTCTAACGCATCACTGCGAGATACGTACGCTTTTCCGGACACCTTTTGCGTAGGTCGACATGCTGACGCCGCCGGGCCACGTGAAAAGCCTCACTCCGTCCTCGATCGTGACCGTGGGCTCGCCACGTTTCGCCGTTTCTGCATCGCGCATCGCAGCCAGATCGCCGCCCTCGTAGAGCGTGTCCACACGGCTCGCGAGTCCCTCCTTGAAGCCGACGGCGAAAATCGGCCCCTCGGACGTCATGCACCCCATCAGCGACGGCGAGTCCTCGATGTAACCCCACTGCTGCGTACAGATTTGTCGCACTTCCTTCGGTGTCGACCCGAGCTCCGGGGCCACGGGGCGCGCTCGGATGCGCTTCCTCTCGGCGGCCCCCTCATCCGTGGCAACAGTGGGAGCAGGAGCCGGGCTGGGCTGGCGAACGGCCTCGACGAGCTCGGCGTGCTGCCGCTGGCTGGCGGCGGCGGCGCGCTCCTGCGCTTCGATGGCGTCACACTGCCCGTCCTCGATCGCACTCAAGGCCTGAGTGTTTTGCGTCGAGAAGCTGCGACTGAAGCGATTGCCCGCGACGCGCCGGCGGCAGGCCTCAGCTTGTGTCTTCGGAGGAGGGACACATGCAACGAGAAGCAGCAAAACCAGGGCCTTGCGCATCACATCTTCCTCATCCGCTCGAGACCCTTCTCCAGCGCGTCGAGCTTCGACGCCCATTCGGGTGCTGCGAAGTCGCTGTTCCCGAAGAAGCCGGCTCGTGCGGCGGCGATGGTCCACGGCGACCAGTGCTTCGTGCTCGCGTGGAAGTCGATGCAGACCGTCAGATTCTTGAACGGGTCGTGTCCCGCGACGAGTCCGGCGGCGATGGCGGCGGGGGCGTGCTCGGCCTCCTTGAAGTCCCCGATGAGGTCCTCGAGCGTCTCCTTGCCATCGAGCACGGCGATCTCGGTCGCGATCTTGGGGGAGGGCGTGTACTCGCCCGCGATGAGCTTCGAGATGGTCTGCTGAGACACGCCGAGGGCGAGCGCCATCTTCACCTGCGCGCGCGGCTGCCCCTTGAAGTGCTTGTTCCAGACACGCAGAGCGGCCTCCTTGATGAGGTCCGCTTGCTCGTCCGTGTACGGTTTTTTCGCAGCCATCTCGGGATCTAATCGCCTCCGCATACGCCTATCAAGCTGTAATCCTTGCGCCGTACGCCGTGACGCGTTAGGTGTACGTCATGGCACCAAAGCGCGGCGGCGTACGCTTGAGGGACTGGCTCCGAGAGGAGCGGAGGACGCAGAAGTGGTTGGGCGACCAGATCGGCACCCACCAGACCAACGTGAGCGCCTGGATCCTTGGGCGGGCGATCCCGCTCGAGATGGCGCTGGCGATCCGGCGGGTCACGGGAATCGCCGTCGAAGCCTGGGCCGAGGAGGCGGAGCCCTCTCGGCCATCGAAACCGCCATCGGCGGGGAAGCAGCGAGCGGCCTGACATCCCTCCCAGCCTGATCGGGACAAGGGCCCGCGTCAGCGCTGAACGCGTCGATTTTTCCGTGCGCAGGCTGCGCGCGTGACCAGCACTGCTCCTGCCGGAGTCGTTCAGGTGTGTGAGGAATACATGAATCAATCTGCGATGGTGACGACGAAGACAGTCTCGGTCGACGGGTGGAACCTCCTTGTCGGCGATGACGACGAGCCGATGGTGCTCGACGAGGAGCTTGCGCGGCGGCTCGGCTACGCGCGGCCTCGCAAGGTTCGCGACCTAATTCGCCGGTTGTTCAATGATTCCGACGTACGCCCCACCGTGGGGCGCACGGTGGTCGGAGTCGCCGAGCGCACGGTGGTGACCTACCACCTCACGGAGGCGCAGGCCCTGAAGGTCATCGCGAAGAGCGACACGGCCGTCGCTGACGCAATCCTTGACGAGGTGATCGACGTCTTCATCAAGGCGCGCAAAGGCCTGCTCCTCCCCCGAGCCCAGCCACTCTCGCTCGACATCGCCCACGGCCCTCGTGTCGGTGACGTGCCGAACGTCCGTGAGGACCTCTCCGCCCTCTGCGCGATGACGGCTCGTGCGTCGGGTCACTCGCTGCGGCGCATCCACGGCTTCCTTCGTCGGACGTACCGTGTCCCCGGCATCCATCACATCGCGCTGGTGTTGTATCCCGCGGTCAAGCAGACGCTGGAGGCCATCGGCCTGGGCCGTCTGCACCTGGCTCGTGCGCTTCCTGCTGCCCCGGTCGACAAGCGCCAGCTCGCGCTCTGGAAGGTGAACTGATGGAGGCCGCCGACAAGCTCGAAGCCCTCGCCTGGATGCTCGTCGCCATCGGCGTTGCCCTTGGCGCGGTGATCGGCGTCTGCGTCGCTGGCTTCGCCGGCTGGGGGTGCGGGCCGTGAGCGGGGATTTCCTGCTCTTCGCCTTCATGGTGGGGCTGGTGTTCTCGTCAATTCTCCACGGCCTCGGGCGGCTGGTTGATGCGCTGAGGGGGACATGGCTCTTTCACCGAAGGCTCCTGGCCCTCGAGAAGAGGGCGGCAGCGCTCCAGGAAGAACTCGCCCACAAGCGGGGCGAGTCGTGAACCACGCCGAACGCCTTCGGACGCGGCTCATGGTCGCCGCGCAGAAGTTTGCCAGCGAGGTGGCTGACGCCGTGCTCGAGGCAACCGGGGAGCAGGGCGAGGCTCCCGCTCCGCCCGTGAAAAGGCGTCGCGCCCCGACGCGCGTTCCGTCGGTCGTCTCGGCACCCACAACCACTGAGGACCTGGGGGCCGACCGTGCTGCGGCGAACGCGCTCGCCAAGCTAGGGATCCGGGGATGACTCGCGCACGCAACGCACCTGGAGAGGGCAACGTCGAATCGCTGCCCTCGGGTCGGTTCTCCGTTCGCGTCCCGGTTGGTGGCCAGGCTGGTCGCCGCCTGCCGGGGACCTACGCCACCTTCGAGGAGGCCGACGCCGTGCGCCGTGCGGCGGTCCGGCAGCTCATCAACGCGGGGCGTGCCGCGGTCGGTGGGGTGACGTTGCGGGCGTTCGCGTACGCGGCTCTCGACCGGTGGGCCCTCCGCGGGAACCGGAGCATCAGCGACGACAAGAACATGCTCGAGGTCCACATCGCCACGGCGCACTTCGCCGACTGGCCGATCCAGAACATCCGTCGCGTCGACGTGAAGCGCTGGCGCGACGAACTCCTCCGGAAGAAAGCCGTCCGCGCCATCACACGAGGGCCGAAGGGGGCGCGCGTCGTCGAGCGCATCGAGACCGATCGACCGCTCGCCCGGCAACGCATCATCAACGTGCTCTCGCTCCTTCGGCGCGTGTTCAACGAAGCGCTCGAGGACGACCTGGTGGAGGCGAACCCCGCGCTCGAGGTCTACGCCCCGAAGCAGCGTCGGACCGACGAGCCGTGGACGTACCTCACGCTCGAGGAGCAGCACGCGCTCCTGGCGGTCGTGCCGGAACGAGACAGGCCCCTCGTCGGGTTCATGATCGGAACCGGCATGCGGGAAGGGGAGGTCTACGCCCTCCGAGCCGAAGACGTCCTGCTGACCGGCGACAACCCAGAGGTGATCGTCCGCTTCGGCAGCCCTGGCAAGCCCCCGAAGAACGGCCGCATCCGCCGCGTCGCGCTCTTCGGCCTCGGGCTGCTCGCCGCCCAAGAACAGGACGCGCTCTCCCTCCGGCAGCGAAACAAGCTCGGCCTCTTCTTCCCCGGCGAGCGGGGTGGCCACCGGCCCAAGAAGAAGGCCCCCAAGGGGTGGGCTGGGTGGCTTCGGGCCGCTGGCATCACGCGCCGGGTGCGCGTCCACGACCTCCGCCACACGTGCGCCGCTGCCCTCGTCTCCGGGATGTGGGGCCGCGCCTGGAGGCTCGAGGAGGTCCGGGACCAACTGGGCCACTCCACGATCAAAGTCACGGAGCGGTACGCCCATCTGGCGTCGACAGCGCTCCGAATGGCTGCGCAGGCCACGCCGGGGCCACGAACCCTCATTTTGCCCGAAGAAAGCAGGTAGATCGTGCTCTACGCATTCGGTTTCGTAAACCGTAGGTCTCGAGTTCAAATCTCGAAAGTGGCTCCACACTTAGGTCACCCCGCGTGGCCTACCGTGGCATACAGCTCCAGCCACGCGCAACTGCGCGAAACCTGGCGCACCCTTCGGCGACTTCTGGGGCTCACTGAGCCTCGGTCGCCCAGGTGTGTTTCGACGAAACACGCCTCCGCCCCCTGGACCTACCCCGTCGGCGTGCCGCGGGTGACCTGCGGGGGTGCGTCGTGAGGGCCCCGGTCTGGGTGGTGAAGGTGCGCGGGCATGGCTCGGTCTCGGCCGACCTGTATTACAGCCTGGCCCTCTACGTTGGCTGGTTCACGACGAACCAGCGAGTCGCCTACCGCTACCATCTTCGTGCAGACGCTGAGCGTCGCGCCGCCGAGTTCCCTGGCTCTCGCGTCGTCCGCCTCGTGCCTCGGAAGCGGGGTGGGCGGTGAGTGCACGCAGCGAGATGGCCAGGATGGTGCCGTCGACCTGGCACGCCGAGTTGCGCGTGTCGCTCCCGAGGCAACCATGAGGGCCCTCCTCGCCGCCGCCCTCCTCGCCAGCCTCGTGCAGGCCATGCACGGATGGCTTCCCGACTCCGACCCGGTGGACCTGGCCCGGGCGATTCTCGCGGTCACCGACGACCCGCACGAGATGATGCTGCTCGCGCGTATTGCTTTCCGAGAAAGCTCCTTCCGTCCCGACGTCGCCGACTGCCGGGTGAAGGGTCGACAAGGTGAGCTCGGCGCATGGCAGATCTTGCCAAGGTCCGCGACCGAAGCGTCCCGCCTTTGCGTGTCGCTCGAAGGTGACGCACGGCTCGCGCTCGAGCGAATCCGAGAGAGCGTCGCGGCGTGCCGCCACCTTCGTCCCGAGTGGCGGTTGGCGATTTACACTCGTGGAAAATGCAACAGCCGTGAAGGCCACAAGCTCTCGGAGGCGCGATGGGTCGCCCCGTGAGTTTCGAGGAACGCTTCTGGTCGAAGGTCGGCATCCGCGGCCCGCACGAGTGCTGGCACTGGACAGCATGCCGGGCTCGCTACGGCTACGGGATGATTCGTCACGACGGTCGCACGCAACGCGCCCACCGCGTCGCGCTTCTCCTGACCGACGCTCCGCCGCGAGGCCACGCACTACATCACTGCGACGCCCCTTCGTGCTGCAACCCTCTTCATTTGTACTGGGGCACCGACGCGGACAATGTTGCCGACCGAGAACGTCGGGGCCGCTCGGGGTCTGCCAAGGGGGACCGGAACGGGTCCCGCAAATACCCAGACCGACGCCCGCGAGGGGTTTCGCACGGAGACGCAATACGCCGAGCGACGCCGCGTGGGGATCGGGTGGCTACCGCAAAGCTGAACGACAACATCGTCGCCTTGGTGTTGCGTGACGACCGCCCCCACGCACATCTCGCTCGCGAGCTAGGCGTCACCCCGAGAACCATCCGACTCATCCGCCTTGGGCAAACCTGGAAACACGTCGCTCGCCCGGGGGTGCAGTCGTGAAGGTCGCCTCCTATAGCCTCCCTTCCGGCTTCTTCTCCGTGACGTGGCACATCCAGTGGGTCCGCGTTCGCGAGACCTCCGCGTCGAATTTCCGTGGCTGCCCTGGCTTCGTGGTCGAGCCACGTGATGCCGGGTCGATGGTCTTGCTTGCGGGGGAAACGAAGGCGCTGTTCTTCGGCAAGGGCGAGCTGGAGCCCTTTCCGCAGGAGGCGACCAATGCGGCTCCCTGAAGGCATGACGCGGGAGGTCTGGGAAGCCGTCGGGCGACTTACGAGCGACCGGCGCGATCGCGTGCTCGAGCGGAGCGCCATCATCCACGAGGCAACGGGCCTGCCATGGGTGGAGTGCGACCGGCAAGCGCTCGAGGAAGAGCGGGCGCAGCTCCGCTTGCGGTGGGGCACATGAGCGGGCTGTCACTCGAGCAGCGGCTGGCTCAGCGGGGGCTCCTGGGTGCCGTGGAGAAGGTCGCGCGGCGTCATCACGTGACGATGGGGGAGCTGCTCGGACGGCGCCGGTTCAAGCACATCGTGGCCGCTCGACATTCAGCGTGGCGAGAACTGCGGGCGAAGGGGTTGAGCTACCCGGCGATCGGCGAGCTCTGGGGTGTGGATCACACGACGGTGTTGGCGGCTTGTCAGAAGCCTGCGGCGGAAGGGGTGCAGTGATGGTTTGGGCAAAGATCGACGACGAGATTCTGGACAACCCCAAGATCGTCCGCGCGGGCGTCTTCGGGTTCGCCCTTCACGTGGCTGCCATCACGTGGTGCTGCCGTAACCTGACAGATGGCTTCATACCTACCGCGCGAGTCACAGCGTTACTCACGCTCGACCGTGTCGAGTACGACGTCGCAAATCCACTCGCTCTCATCGACGGCCCCGACTCTGGTGGGGGCAACACGGGCCTCCCCGCCCTCGTCATCGCCGACCACCTGGTCAAGGTGGGGCTCTGGGACGACGTCGAAGGAGGGTTCCAGCTGCACGACTTTCTCCAATTCAATCCGTCACGTGCGGACGTTGAAGCCAAGCGAGAGCAGAACGCCGCGCGCGCCAAGCGGTCACGCACTCAACACGCTACCGGCGGCGCCAGTCACGCTGCTAGTCACGGCGTGACTCACGCGTTACGTGCGCCCCTTCCCGTACCCGATCCCCTTAACAAATCTCCTGACGGAGATTTGTATGGCGCACAGAGCGCGCCCCCCAAGTCGGGGACTCGGATCCCGACGAGGCGCAAGCAAGGCACCGCGTTGCCTGACGACTGGTCCCCCGGTGATTCGCTTCAGGCTTGGGCCAGGAGCAAAGGTTTCGATGCCACCGGGCCCGAGCTGGCCAAGTTTCGCGATCACTGGAAGTCCAGAGGGAAGACCATGGTCGACTGGGACGCGGCCTACCGGAACTGGTTGCGCAACGCCAGCGATTGGGCCAGGCCCAAGTCGGTCCGCCCGGCAGACATCACGCGGCAGCCTGTCACCGATGACCTGCTGGCTCGCTGGACGGGGGAGTCGTGATGCTCAAGCTCTCCGACCTCGCTCCGGACATCGCCGCCCTCGTCGAGCGCCAGCAGCAGGAAGCCCGCGAGCACGAGACCTCGTGCAAGGACCCCAGCTGCGCTCGCTGCCACCCCGAGCAGCCCTCGTCGCCCGTCGCGTTCACCCGAAGCCTGGAGCAGCTGTCACGGGAGCGGCTCCTAGCTCACCTGCCGGCAGCGTTCGCCGACGCGAGTTTGACCGCGCCGTGGCTCGTGGCGCTGGTCGGGCCCGATGCCATCCACCAGGCACGTCGGGCGGTGAACGCGAAGCGCGTGGCGCTCGTCGGCCCTCCGGGGTCGGGCAAGACGTCGCTGGCGATCGCCATGTTCCGCGCAGCCGTTGAAGGCACGCGGCACTTCGCGGGCTACCGGTACATCTCGAGCCACGCGCTCGCCAAGGCGCGGGCCACGAGCTCGCTCGGCGACGAGGCTCCGCTGGTCGAGCGTGCGCTGAGCGCGCCGTTGCTCTTGCTCGACGAGCTCGGCGGGGAGGACTCCCGGTATGCCTCGGCGGTCGCGGAGGTGATCTACGAGCGCCATGCCGAGGCGCTTCCGACGTGGATCACTACCGGCGTTTCGGCCAAGGCGCTTGCCGACCGGTACGGCGGGGGCATCGCTCGACGACTCTTCGAGCATGCGGAGATCTTCAAGCTCGGGGGCAAGCCGTGATCTCCCTCACCCTGCCCATCCGGACCGTGAGCGAATCCAACGCCCGGGGACACTGGGCCACGAGAGCCCGCCGTGCCAAGGCCCAACGCCGGGCCGCAGGGCTGGCCGTAAGGGCCGTTTGCCCTCCGGAATGGGTGCGGAGACGCCCGCGACCCAAAACCGCGTCTGAGTGCAACCTCGCGCCAGCAATCGGCGAGGCAGAATGCCACAATGTGACTGTCACGTTGGTGAGGGTGGCTCCGCGACTGCTCGACGACGACAACCTTCGCGGGGCGCTGAAGGCCGTGCGTGATGGGGTCGCCGACGCGCTCGGGACCGATGACCGGGACCCGCGGATTCAATGGGCGTACCAGCAACGCAAGCAACCCAAGACATACGCGGTAGAGATCCACATGAAACCCACAAGCCTTCCCGAGGTCATTCGTGACAACAGCGACTTGCAAACGCAGAATCATGGGTCATTATCCAGGCACGACAATTGCCAAGGAGGGCGCCACCATGCAGCCCATGACACCGCCGAAGGGATACCGAGTGACGCGACGCCCGACCTGCTACCCGATGCAGGACGAGCCGCAGCTGGTACGGGACGCCAAGGGGCGCGTGCTCGCCGCGATCGAAGCGTGGACGCCGGAGCCTCCGCCCGAGTCTCGGCTGAGCTGAGCAGCCCGATGCTCGCGGGGGAGGAGTGATGGGCATCCACTGGGCGTGCGCCAAGTGCTTTGAACGTCGGCTCCTCGTTCGGCGAGCCAGCCAACCCGTCGGAAGCAGCAAACGGGCGTGTTGCTACTGCAACCGCATGCTCGAGCCGTCCGTTGCCGTCGAAGCTGACGGGGACTCGTGGAACGATGCCAACTGCCCGGGCGTCCTTGGCGTGGACGAGTGGGCAAGGAGGTACTCGTGACGATGAATCGCCACGAACGACGGAAGCAGGCGTCGGTGTCTCGCCATGCGGAAGCGCAGCTCGCGCAACTCGAGCGGGTCTACCGAGCGTGGACAACTCAGCGCAACGCGGACCTCGAGCAGCACATCCGGGCTGCTATGGACAGGCGTCGTTTCGAGCAGGCCCAGGCCGAAGAGGCAGAGAGATGGGTCCGGGAGAACCCGGAGGAGGCGGCAGCCTACCGTGCCAAGTACGGGCGCGAGGAGCCGTCGAAGTGAAACCCCTCTCACGCGAGCGCGCCCACCAGGTCGACCGCATCGTGGCGGGCATCGTCGAGCGGATGGTCTCCGGCGAATGGGTCGCGGGGAAGAGCCACCGCGAGCTCGCCGAAGCCGAGAAGGTCAGCGTCGACCGGGTGAAGGACTGGGCGACGGAGGCCGGCAGGTGCCTGCGCATCCTGGCGATGACCGACAAGGAGGACCTCAGGGCTCGCAACCAAGCCAGGCTGGACATGGTGTTCTCGTCGGCGCTCACCGACGGGGCACACGCGGCCGCCGTGGGCGCGCTGGCAGAGCAGGCGAGGCTCCTCGGCCTGAACGCCCCTGAGAAGCACGAGCACGCCGTCGTGGTGGCGCAGTACGAGCAGCTTGCGCCTCCTCAGCAGGCGGCGTGGCTGAGGGAGCGCGCGGCGCGGCTGCTGGCAGAGGCAGAGCGGCTGGAGACGCTGGCGCTCGAGGGGAGTACGGTGACCTGAATGAGCTGGTTTGACGGTCTGCTGAATCACAAGAACCTGCCCCCGGCCATCCCAACGGATGCCCAAGGTGGCATCGGCGTGGATGACGACGGCAACGTCGTCGTCCGAGTGCCAGCTATTCCCATTCTGAACCGGTTCGCCCCAGGCTCTTCTGGGTTCTGGCGGTGGATTGACGTCCCGCTCGTGGCCGACGGCGTCACGGTCCGCGTTGGTCACGCACGCATGGTGGCGTTGCTCGAGGAGCTGGCGCGCGACGGCTGGCCTATTGCCACCACTCCCCCTCCGCCCGACGACGAGCCTCTTCCTCCTCGCCCTCAATGAGCGCAGCCTCCATCCGCGCCAGCTGCTCGGCGTGGCTCGGCGGCTCCTCGGCAGGCGCCTCGTGGTACGCGCTCGCCGCGCGCCATGCGTATAGGCAGCTGTCGGCGCAGTGGTTGTCGAAGCCCTCGGCCTCCTTGGCGTGGTCCTCGGTCCACGGCAGCTCGAGCCACTCGGCGACGAGGTCGGTGCACCCGGGGTCGACCTTGATGCGACCGCGCTCGAGCTCGCCGTTGAACAGCGAGATGTACCCGCGCTTGTTCTGCTTGTCGGCGGGGTCGATGGGCAGCGTGAAGCGCTTGCGCGCCTCCTCGGCGTAGCCCTTCCCCAGCCCGCCCACGTCGGCAACGATGCGCACGGGCTCGTACGCCAGGCTGAGCCGCTTCGCTTCCTCGGCGGCGTCGCTCGGGGTGAGCCCCCGGCGCTTGCAGCTCTCGACCACGTAGACCGTCGGGTCACCCTCGCGCCAGCCCAGCACCGTGAACGCCGTGGCGTCGGTGAAGCCGTAGTCGATGCCGAGCAGGTACGTCGTCAGCTCGGGTGCCTTGGCGAGGTTGCGCACCTCGCTGAAGCTGTAGACGAGCCCGCCCGAGTCGCGCTCCCAGATGCCGTGCTCGAGCTGCCGCCGCGTCGTGGCGTCGAGGAGGGCTAGCGCCCGCCGGTACTCGTCTTGGTCGAGGTGGGGGTTGTCGACCAGGCTAGCTGCCACGAATCGGCGGTCCACATCGGTACTCTCGAGAAAACGACGCTTGACCCACTCGTGCCCAAGGCCTCCCGGGTTGCTAGCAGCTCGCGCGCGCAGAGGAGTCCGTACCCCCTCAGTCCGGCGCAGACGGGACAGGAGATAGCGATACGGCTGCTCGGGGAACTGGGTGAGCTCGTCCCATCCGAGGAACTGCAGCTCGGCACCTTGGTAGCGGTAGACATCTTTGGCGGTCTCGCAGTAGCCGAACTGGAGCGACGCCCCGCTCGGGAAGGTCCAGCGTTTGTCGCGGTCGTTCCAGCGTGCCCCGGTGCCCTGAAGCCAGTCGTGCGCGCGGTCCATGATGGCGCCCGGAAGCGAGAGGTCCGCGTACGTCCGCCGGAGGATGAGCGCCGCGTAGCCCGGCACGTGGACGTACTGCAGCGCCGCCATCAGGAGCGCCGACGACTTGCCGCCGCCGGCAGCACCCCCGTAGAGGGCTTCCAGGCAGTCGAGGGCCAGGAATTCTGCCTGCTTCGGGGTCGGCTCTTGCGGGATGAAGGACTTGGGCGTGCGCTTGGCGGCGTCACGGAGAATGCGCGCGTCGACCTCGGCGACGAGGGCCAGCTCCGCGGCGGAGAGCACGCTACTCCGAGTCGGCGAGCCGGGTGAGGCGGTCAGCGAAGTACGCCTCGAGCCGCCGCTGGAAGTCCTCGGCGATGCGGCGTGCCTTGTCGCCTGCTCGGGCGATGGCGCGGCTCCGTCGGTGACTCGCCTGCAGCTTGGCCAGCTTGCGGGTCGCGCGGCGTACGCCCTTGTCAGCGGGCCGGTTCACTTCTTCTTCTCCTCGACGAGCACCGTCCCCTCGATGACGTTGCTCAGCGGAATGAGCTTCGACGGCCCGCCGTCCACCGGCTTGGCGAGCACGATGCCGCCCTCCAGCGTCAGCTCCGCCATCGCGGTCGTCACGTGGTTGGTCACCTGCTGCCGAAACGTCACCGCGTCCCGGGTCTTCAGCTGCGAGAGCTTCATGTCGCGTACCTCCTGTAGGGCCTGTATTGCCAGTGCTCCGGCAGGCGCAGGCGCGACGCCGCCATCGGGGTCATGTGCGTGTAGTGCTCGACGCCGGGCAGGGCCTGTAAGAGCGCTGCGCCGTGCCGTGTGCGTCGGAACGAGGACTTGATGAGCATGTAGTGCAGCGCGGGACCCTCGAGCGCCGCCCAGCCAACGATGGCGTCCGGCTCTTCCTCGAGCGCCGCGACGAGGACCGTCGAGCGGGCGATGAGCTGCACCACCACGGGGTGGTAGTCCACGAAGTAGTCGGCAACGCGGGTGCCGTAGAGCCGCCAGACCTCGTCGCTCGTCGCGAAGGACCGGAGCCACGACGACAGGACGAAGTTCCGGTCGTGGTCGACCATGTGCCTGAAGACGAGGTCGATCACTGCGCTGCCGCCGCGTCGTAGTGCTCGAGCATTGCTCGCATCCGCCGGTACAGCGCGGCGCAAGCCTCCTGCTTCGAGGGCTTCCGGACCGCCTGTGGGTCGGCCTCGTAAAGCCTCAGCGTCAGGTGACTCACGCCCGCCAGCTTGGCGGCGCGCACGAGGGAGATTCCCAGTTGGACCCGTACAGCCTGGTCTCGCACTGGCGAACATCTTACGCCGGCTAAGTGCGGCACGATATACGAAAGCTGTATAGCGCAATACGTATCTCACGCCCACGCTAGAGCCGGTATCTCGATAGCGTGGCGGGTGACATCGAGACGCTGACAGCGCTCTACGATTGGGCGACCGCACGCGGTCTGCCCATCCGGACGCTGCGAGCGGGTGACCTGGAGGTCCATCTCGATCCGCTGCCGCCTCGCCCGGCACTGCACGCTGACCCTCCCGCAGACCCGCAGGCCGACGCGAGGCACTCTCTGGAAACGCTGCTCCACTCGAGCGGCGCTGACCCGGTCGCGCTCCTTCGCTTCGGAGGCCCGCGCTAGTGGAGGCCTACGAGTCGCCCTGGTACGAGGCCGAAGAGGGCGAGGCTCACGGCCCGCTCGTTCGGACCGTCCGACAAATCTACGAGGCCCAGGCGGGCGCCCGGTTCGCCGACCTCCTCCACGCCGCGCTCTACGGCAACCTCGGCGCCGGCGGCGCAGCGGCTCCGGCACGGGCGATGGGCGTTCCCTCGCGACTGTCGCTCAACGTCATCCGGAACATGGTTGGCGCGGTCGTGTCGAAGATCGGCGCGAAGAACAAGCCCAAACCGCGGTTTCTCACGGTCGAAGGTGACTACGAGAAGCGCCAGCAGGCGGAGCTCCTCGACCGGTTCGTGGACGGCGTCTTCTACGAGTCCCGCGTCTACGCCTCCCTCACCGGCGTCTTCCGCCAGGCTGCGGTCTGGGGCACGGGCGCGCTCAAGGTCTACGACGACGGCCGGAAGGTCTGCGTCGAGCCCACGCCGAAGACCGAGCTTCTCGTCGACGAGCTCGAGGGCCAGTACGGCGAGCCGCCGAACCTCTACCAGGTGAAGTACCACGACCGCCGAGCGCTGAAGAAGCGCTGGGCGAAGGACGACGAGCAGCTGGCAGCGCTCATCGACCGGTGCCCGCGCGAGACCGACGACATGACGGCGGCCCTGAACTCCACGGCCGACCAGGTGCGGGTCTACGAGGCCTGGCACGTCGACGACGACGGCGACGGGCGGCACGTGCTCGCGATCGACGGCGCGACGTTGCTGGACGAGGAGTGGGACGGCCCGTTTCCGTTTGCCTTTCTGCAGTGGTCGCGGCCGCTGGCTGGCTTCTGGGGAGTGGGACTCAGCGAAGAGCTGATGGGAATCCAGGCGGAGATCAACAAGCTCCTGCAGGACATCCAGAAAGCCCACCACCTCATCAAAGGCCACTACCTGGTCGAGCAGGGCGCCAAGATTACGACCGCGCACATCAACAACGACCTCGCCTCGATCGTGAAGTACACGGGCGTGCCGCCCCAGTACCAGGCGCCGCAGGCGATCGCGCCCGATGTCTACTCGCACCTCTGGCAGCTGTACGCCAAGGCGTTCGAAATCGCCGGCATCTCGCAACTGAACGCGACCGGACAGAAGCCCGCGGGGCTCGACTCGGGCGCCGCGCAGCGCGCGTACCAGGACATTCAGACCGAACGCTTCCTCGAGCTTGGACAGGACTACGAGGAATTCGTCGTCGAGGCCGCGCGCCAGGTCGTGCGGTGTGCCAAGCGCATCGGCGGCGACTACACGGTTCGCAGCGTCGATCGTCGCGACATCCGCCCGGTGAAGTGGGCGGACATCGAGCTCTCCGACGACGACTACGTGATTCGCGTCTTCCCGACGTCGATGCTCCCGAGCACGTACGCCGGCAAGGTCCAGTGGGCCGAGGACATGATCAAGGCGAACCTCGCGCCGCCCGAGGACGTCCTCGACATCGTCGACTTCCCCGACACCGAGGCCTACGCCCGACGCCGCAACGCCGCGCGCCGTGTCATCGAGCGGAACATCGCGTCGATGCTCCGCGGTGAGCCGGTGACGCCGGAGCCGCTCGACAACCACGCGCTGGCGCTCCGTCTCGTCAACGAGGCGTACCACGAGGCTCGCCTCGACGGCGTGCCCGACCACCTCCTCGAGCACCTGCGCCGGTACATGGCCGACACGCAGGACTTCATGTCCCCGCCGCCTCCGCCACCTCCGCCGCCGGGCGCTGAGATGCCGATGGGAGCGGGGGCGCCTATGCCGCCGCCGGACATGGCCGGGCCGATGGGTCCGATGCCTCCGATGGCTCCACCTCCGCCCATGGGTCCCGCACCCATGCCGATGGGACCGCCCCTATGACGATCGATCTCGCCGCGCTCGAGGCCGCCGCCTCCGAGGTTTTCGGCCCTCCCACGCCCTCCGAGGAGCCCGTCCCGTCGACGGAGCCCGAGGCACCCGCCGAGCCCGAGAAGCCCGCCGAAGAGCCCGCGAAGGAGCCGGAGAAGCCCGCCGAGGACCCGAAGATCGCCGCGCGCCTGCTCGCCGCCAAGCGACAGGAGATCAAGATCGCCCAGCAGCGCGCCGAGCTCCGCCAGCTCGAGCAAGCCATCGCCAAGCAGCGCGACGAGCTCGGCCCGACGCGCGAGCTCAAGGCGCAGCTGGAAGCCGCGAAGGATTCGCCGAGCAAGCTGCTCGAGCTGAGCGGCCTGTCGCCGAAGGACTTTCTGGAGAAGCTCGCTGGCGAGCACGAGCCGGGCGCCCAGGTCGCGACCGTCGAGGCCCGCATTGCGCGAGAGCTTGCGGCCACGCGTGCGGAGCTCCAGGCGCTGAAGACGCAGCTGGAGGCACGAGAGACGGCCGCAACGCGAGCCACGCTGGATGCCCAGGTCGAGCAGGGCCAGCAGGCGTTCCTCGAGCACGTCGCGTCGTCGGCGGAGCTGTACCCAAACCTCGTCGACCTCTACACGCCCAGCCGCATCGCCCGCGAAGCACTCGCGGTCGCCGAGCAGCACGGGGCGGCGTACTACAAGAAATTCGGAGAGTACCCGAGCGATTCCGTCATCGCGGAGCACCTCGAAGAGGTCGCGAAGCAGGAAGCGGAAGAGCGGCGCGCATGGCAAGCGCGCGTCGGAAAGCCCAGCGAGGGCGGCAGCGGTGAATTGAAGCAGAGGGCGAAGGTGACAGCCCCAGGTCCGCGCACGCTCACGTCTAAGGCAGCCTCGGAGAAAGCGTCTCCCCCACGCACTTGGGACCAGAACTGGGCGGACGAAGAGTCGCTCAGGATCCTCGAAGCGGGGCTCAGCTCGAAGCGATCTGCCTGAACTGACGAGGGCACGCGCGGTGGCGTCCACCACCTCACGCGGAGTCCACCATGTCTCTCGATATCACCGCACTTACCGCGGTACTCAAGGTTCAGTACACCCAGAAGAAGGTCAACACCCTCTCGTATACCAACAACCCGTTCTGGGCCATGCTGCCCAAGCGCACGGACTTCGTTGGTATCAACAAAGTCGTCGCCCTCCGGAATGCCAATCCGCAGGGTCGCGCGTACGACTTCACGAGCGGTCTGACCAACGTTTCGCCGTCGGTCTACAACCGGTTCCAGGTCACCCGCGCGAAGGACTACGCCTTCGGCCGCGTGTTCGGCGAGGCCATCGAGGCGTCGGCGAAGGACGCGGGCTCGTTGCTCGCGGGCCTCAAGGCCGAAATCGACGGCGCGATGTACACCGCCACGCGGTCGCTCGCGAAGGACCTCTTCGGCAACGGCGGTGGCGCTCGAGGCCAGATCTCCGCCGGCTCCAACGTCGGCACCCCGACCATCACGCTCGCGGACACCTCGCAGATCGTGAACTTCGAGGTCGGCATGAAGCTCCGTGTCTCGGCCACGGACGGCACGAGCGGCTCGCAGCGCGCGGGCACCGTGACGGTCACCGCGGTCGACCGCGTTGCCGGCACCATCACCGCGTCCGGCAACTGGACCGCGGGCATCGCGGCGGCTGCAGCGTCCGACTTCATCTTCCAGGACGGCGACTTTGCGGCCACCAACCAGGCCGTGACGGGCCTCGCGGGCTGGATTCCGGCGACGGCCCCGGGCGCGACGGCGTTCTTCGGCCTCGACCGCTCCAGCGATCCGGTTCGCCTCGGCGGCGTCCGGTACACGACCGGCTCAGGTGGGCCGATCGAGGAGATCCTCATCGCGACGGCGGCCCTCGTGGTGCGTGAAGGCGGCAAGCCCACCCACGTGTTCATGAACCCGCTCGACGTCGCGAACCTCATCATGGCTCTCGGCTCGAAGGTCATCTACGACCGGTCGAAGAGCTTCGACGACCCCGACATCGGCTTCGAGACCGTGAAGTTCATGGGTCCTGCGGGTGTGATGCAGATCGTCCCCGACCTGAACTGCCCGCGCGGCAAGGGTTGGATGCTGCAGATGGACACGTGGTGCTTCGAGTCGCTCAACGGCGCGCCGCGGATCCTCAACCTCGACGGCCAGGACATGCTCCGCGACGCCACGGCGGACGCGTACATCTTCCGGATTGGCTACTACGGAAACCTCACCTGCTCTGCCCCCGGGTGGAACGCCTACTTCGCACTCTGAGAGGAGGACCCAATGGCGAATCGCACTTGGTACCCCTCGATGTCGTACGGAAGCAGCCGGGTTTATCTCGACTTCTTCTTCCTCACCAACAACACCTCCACGCCGCTGCTCTCGACGCTCGACGGCGCGGGCATCGACACGGTGGCCTCGTTCAACCGAACGGGCGCCGGCATCATCGTCGTCACGCTGAAGGACCCGTTCACGAAGGTGATTCGTGCGGGCGCTGAGCTCGACGACACGGCCAACGACGGCGCGTACGCGACCGTCGGGAACATCGCCAACGAAGGCACCAACTCGGGCATCGCCTTCACCATCCGCCTCCGCGCCGCGGCAGGCACGCTCACCGACTACACGGGCCGCAAGTGCTCCGTCGGGCTCGTGCTCAAGAACGGCAACTGGGGCGTGAAGTGAAGCCCGAGAAGAAGCCTGCGCTCTCGCTCGTCATCGGGATGGGCAAGGGCAAGGGCGAGGACGCCGACGAGGGCGACGACGAGGGCGGGGAGTACTCCGCGATCGTCGACGAACTCGCCGACGTCCTCGGGGTCGCGGACGACAAGAAGCAGGACTTCGCGGACGCCTTCAAGGCCGCGGTCATGCACTGCAAGTGACCGGAGGCATCCGTGGCAAGGACGAGAACCCTCACTGACATGCTCCTGGACATCCGGCAGCGGACCAACCAGGAGAACTCGACCTTCGTCACGGATGCCGAGCTCACCGAGTACCTGAACCAGGAGCTCGCCGAACTCTACACCCGCATCGTGCAGGCGCAGGGCCCGGCGCACTACCGGTCGTCGTCGTCGGTGAGCGTTACCTCGGGCACGGCGCTCTACAGCCTGCCGGCAGACTTATGGCAGGTGCAGCAGGTGGAGGCCGTCATCGGCGGCGTGACGTGGCGGCTCCGGCCCTTCATGGGCTACGAGCATGCTCCGCTCGCGTCGACGGGACGGCCGCTCGCCTACTACGCGCCGGTGAAGTACCGCGTGCAGGCGGACCAGATCGAGTTCCTACCCCCGACGCAGACCTTCACCGCGACGGTCTACTACACGAAGGCTCCGCCCCGGCTCTCGGCGGGGAGCGACACCTTCGACGGGTTCGCGGGCTACGAGGTTGCCGCCATCTACGGCGCGTGCGCCACGGTGCTCGCCAAGGAAGAGAGCGACCCGAGCTTCTACTCGATGCAGAAGGATCGCATCCTGAAGCACATCGACTCGCTGGCGGGTCAGCGCGACGAGAACGAGCCCGAGCGCGTCCAGGACGTCGACGGCGGGGACCTGGGGTGGGTCCTCTGATGGCGTCCACGAAGCTGGCCCTTCGCCGCGTCCACACGGGCACCTTCACGGGTGACCAGACGCAGCGGCTCGCCCAGCAGGCGGCGCAGATCACCAACGGCGCGCCGTTTCTCTCGGGCCGACTCCTGAAGCGGGTGGCCATCGGGACGTCGGCGACGACCATCAACCACGGGCTCGGTCGGGCCTGGCAGGGTTGGTTCCTGACTCGGCTCGGGACGAGCACGACGGTCTACGAGTCGTCGACGCAGCCGGACGCGACCCGGCAGATCGCCCTCCAGGCAGGGTTCAACATCACCGTGGACCTCTGGATCTTCTGATGCCCTTGCAGCGCGCACTCCAGCAGACCGGCTTCCGGTTCGGCGTCCAGGAAGGGACGGACCCGCACGCGGTCCCCTTCGGCACTCTGACGCGCGCCGAGAACGTCCGCTGGGCCAAGGCGGGCGCCATCTCCAAGCGCTACGGAACCAGCACGCTTCCCCAGTCGGTCCAGGGCGGCGGCTCTATCTCGGCGGCCGCCCGGCTCTTCGCTCGCGGCAACGAGCTGAACCTCATCGACGGCACCGACCTCTACGCGTACTCGTCGGCGCAGGGGAAGTGGAAGAACATCGACCGCGTTCCCGACGTCGGGCTGACCTGGTCGACCCTGCTCGACACGACCTTGGGCGTGCAGTGCGTGGACCACGCACTCAGCTCGGGTGGCTACCTCGTCACGGCGTGGACGACGGGCGACCCGCAGACGGCCACCGCTCAGGGCTACTGCTACGTGCAGGTCACCGACAAGGCGACGGGCGCGGTCCTGATGCCGGCATCCCGTGTGCAAGCGTTCGCCAACGCGAGCAGCTGCCGCGTGCTCATCTCGGGCACGAACGCGTTCATCCTGACGCGCGCGGGCGCCAACACCTACGCGTCGTCGATCGACCTGACGACGATGACGCTGAACACGGCTGCTTCCCTCCGTGGCGACGGCAACACGACGTATCTCAGCTGGGACGCGATGCTCATCGGGTCGAGCATCGTCATCTGTTACGTGGGCCCGGGGCCCGGCATCAAGCTCTACGCGTACTCGTACACGGGACCGTCGACGTACACGCAAACGGCGACGGGCGGCGTGACGGGTGAGGCGGCGACGCAGTACGGGCCGATCGCCATCGACGGCATTTCCGGCGAGCGGATCTGGGTCGTCTACGGCACCCTCGCGCCGAGCATCAAGGTCCGGTTCGCCGCGGTGAGCGACTCGACCCTGGCGCAAACCATCGCGCCGACCGACATCGAGACCGCGTCGGGCTTCAACAGCTTCGGCAACACCACCGTGAAGCGCATCGACTCCGGCAGCGCGCTCGCGGGCTGGTCCACGGTGCAGGGCCTCAGCGTCCAGCAGCGCGCGTCGTCGGCGGTCATCACGACGGCACCGGCAGTGACGACAACGAGCCTCCGTGGAACGTGGTGCTCAGCGTTTCTGAGTCGCATCTTCGCGATGGGGTCGAAGTACTACGCCTTCGTCTCCGACGATGCGACCGCGGGCGTTGCCGTTCCCGGCACGAACAGCGCGCTGGTGGAGATCGAGACGTCCACGAAGGGCTCGCTCACGACCTACGTACCTCACCGGTACGCGGGGAAGGTCGACCTCCTCATCGCGGGGGCGTACGGCAAGGCTCCGATCGCCTGCCTCCCCGGGCCGATTACGGCGAGCTCGACGGAGGTGCTCTGCGGGCTGCCGTTCCAGTCGGCGGCGTCGGTCACGTCCACGAACTGGCGCTGCGGCATTCGGCTCGTAAGCTGCACCACGGGGGCTTCGCTGCCTACGGACCAGTGGCGCACGGTGACGTACGGTCCTGAAGCCTACGTTGCGGGCCCGGTCCTCTCGGCATGCGACGGCCGGCTTTGCTTCGACTACGGCGGCTCGAGGGCTCCGGCGTTCCTGTTGGCGACAGCGGCGGGCGGCGGGCAGATGGCGGCGGGGGCGTACCTCTACGCGGCGGTCGCGGAGTTCCGCTCGAGCGCGGGCATCCTTCACCGATCCGCGACGGTGACCTACCCCACGTCGGTCACGTCGGGGGCGCTCGGCAAAGTGACCCTCGACATCATGGGGCTGTCGCTGCAGTCCAAGCAGGACGTCGCGAACGGGGCGCTTGCGGTGAACACGGGTCCGACGCTGCTGGCGCTCTACCGTACCGCTGCGAACGGGTCCTCGTACTACCGACTGACCGCGGAGCCACGATTCAACATCGCCACGAACGATCCGATGGCGAGCCTCGTGTCTCCGGTCGACACGCGAAACGACACGGCCATTGACGGCTCGGCGCAGCTTCTGACGACGCAGCCGCTCCTGTACACGACGGGCGGCATCCTCGACGACTACCAGCCCCCGGCGTTCACCACGATGGTACAGCACCGTTCGCGCCTCTGGGGCGTCGATGGCGGCGGGCGAACCGTGTGGTTCTCGAAGTCCTTTCAGGACGACCCGAGCATCGCGCCCGGGTTTCACCCGAACCTTCGCCTCACCTTCGACGCCCCGGTCACGGCGCTCGCGAGCATGGACGACAAGCTCGTGGCCTTCGGGTCGGACTGGATCTCCTACTTCCTCGGGGAGGGGCCATCGCCCGCGGGCACCGGCTCCGACCTGTCGGGGGAGATCACGATCCAGACCGACGTGGGCTGCACGAACCCGCGGTCGGTCGTGTCGATGCCCGACGGCGTCATGTTCCAGTCGGACCGCGGCATCTACCTCCTGACGCGCGCGCTCGAGCTGGTCTGGATCGGGCGACCCATCATGGACACGCTCGCGAGCTACCCGAACATCACGTCAGCGACCCTCGTGGCGAAGCGGAACGAGATCCGGTTCACGGCCAACAACGCTGCCGGCAGCGCGAGCCGCACGCTGGTGTGGAACTACGTCGAGAAGCAGTGGAGCGTGAGCCGTTACGCCGGTGACGCGGCGATCGCCGACGCGTGCATGTGGTCCGGGGCCTGGACCTTCGTGACGACAGCCGGCCTCGTCTACCAGGAGACGGAGTCGACGTACCTGGACGCGGGCACCTACGTGCCGATGGTCCTCGAGACGGCCTGGATCTCCGCCGCCGGCCCGCTTGCGTACCACTCCGTTCGGACGATGCAGCTCGAGGGCGTCAGTGCCTCGAACCATGACCTCACGATCGAGTGCGCCTTTGACGGAGAGACGACCTACGTGCAGTCGAAGACGTTCGCGGCAGGGACGCCGGTGACGACGATCGGGCCGCTCGAGCAGGCGGAGATCACGATCGGCACGCGACGGAAGTGCCAGCACATCCGCTTCCGCATCTCCGACGCGACGCCGTCGGGAGGGTTCGCGGTCGGCACGGGGCAAGGTCCCGCGCTCGACACGATGGGTATCGAGGTCGGGGTGAAGCAAGGCTTCGCGGTGAATCCCGCGACGAAGAAGGGGTGACGGGATGCCTACGTACAACTCGGCTGGGCGCAACATGGAGGGCTCGCGGCTCGACCGCGGCAGCTTCGGCGGCACTGCCGAGAGCTGGTCGGGACCGAACGGGGAGATCCACGAGGAAGGGTCCGCCCAGAAGGCCACGCAGCGCTACCAGGGCCTCGGCGCAGCAGCGGCGGCACGTCAGGCGTATCAACCCGACTACCAGTACGCGGCGCAGTCCCGGCAGATGGCGGGGCAGTCCCGGGACCAGCAGGGCCAGGCGCTCGCGCTGCAGATGGACGCGGCTCGAGGGAACGCGCCGAGCCGGGCGGAGGTTCTCGGCCGGCAGCAGATCGACCAGGGGCTACAGGCTCAGATGGCGGGCGCTGCTTCGGCTCGTGGCGGCCCGCTCGCCCAGGCGGCAGCGATGCGTCAGGCGCAGACGAATGCGGCGGCGCAGCAGCAGCAGGGCACGCAGCAGCTTGCGGCGATGCGCGCCGAGGAGATGGCAGGCGCGCGGAACGCGGCGATGGCGGGTGCGTCGGGCATGCGTGCGGGCGACCAGCAGGGGCAGGCGCTCGACCTGCAGACCACGCAGCAGTGGGCGCAGAACGAGCAGGCTCAGCGGCAGCTGAACCAGCAGGCCCAGATGGGCTACGAGCAAATGGGATGGAACACCCAGAAGGCGCAGCAGGAGGGGATGCTGCACGCGGACCAGATGTCCCAGCAGCAGTGGGCGCAGCAGGCGCAGCTCGACCAGCACTCGCAGGACCGCGAAACGGGCGTCATCGGCGGCATCGTCGGCGGCATCGGGTCGGCGGTGGGGCTGTTCTCCGACGAGCGAACGAAGACGCCGCTAGGCTCGCCGAAGCCGGGCGCAAGTTCGTTCTTTGGAAGCGCGCTCTCGGGCATCGGCAGCAACATCGGCCAGTGGAGTGACGAGGAGACCAAGGACGTCCTCGGCAGCCCCGGCGGAACCACGCAGCTCGGGGCAGGCGGCGGCATGGACGTCATGGGTAGCCTGAAGGCCAACAGCGACTTCGCGACCAGCTTCGTCAAGAAGCCGGGCGGGGGCGGAGCGATGGCCTCCCCGATGGCGATGGCGTCCGACGAGCGGACGAAGGAGAGCCCCGAGCAGCTCAAGTCCTGGGCGAAAGGCGAGCTCTCGAAGCTCGGCGCCGCCGATGACGGCGACTGGGCACGCGGCGAGCTCGCGCGACTCGAGGCCGGCAAGCGCGCTCCTGCTGCGGTGGGTGGCGCTCCGGATGACGGCGCTTGGGCAAAGGACCAGCTCGGGCGACTCGCTGCTGCGAAGGGCCTGGCTCCCGCGGTCGACCCGGTGGCCGACGCGAACCGCGCGCAGGCGGCGCAGCCGTACGCGTACAAGCCGGAGTTCCGACCGCCCGAGCAGGCGCCCGGGGAGGTGAACGTCGGGCCGATGGCGCAGGACATGGCGAAGAACCCTGTCAGCGCAACCGCGGTGAAGCGCGATCCGGCGACCGGGATGCTCCTGCTCGACAAGGACAAGCTGGCCAAGGTGCACTCGGCGGGCATCGCCAGCCTGCAGCAGCAGCTCGACCAGACGCGCGCGACCCTGGCGGCCCTCGTGGCGCAGCGGGGTGGGAAGTGAGCGGCCTCGCGGGCATCTTCGGCATCACCCCGGAGACGGAGGCACGACTCAAGCGAGCCTTCGGCGACGGCGAGGTCGGACCACCGGCCCCGGGAGCTCCTGCCCCCGTGCAGAACGCTGCCATGGCCGTGCAGCGCGCGGCGACCGCTGGACCCCAGCTTCAGCCTGTCGTTGCGGCTCCGGGCGGTACCGGCGTGGTCGGCGGCGCGCCTCCGGTCGACGCCTCGCTGCCGGGCGCCAACCCCGGCGTCGCGAAGCTGACGACGCGGGCCGAGAATGCAGCGGCGCAGTCGGCAGACGGCCAGCCGCAGAGCCTTCCCGAGCCCGAGAACCCGTTCGCCGGGCAGACTCCTGGCGTCACGGTGCCTGCACACTGGCAGGGCGACCACCGGAAGAAGCAGGTGGAGTACGGCATCGACCCGGCTTCGCTCGCCACCTCTGAGGCTGCACGCGACGCAGGCACCGGGTTCGGTCTCCAGGCTGCCAACGCTCGGTACGAGGCGGCGCTTCACAACGAGGCCGTGAACCAGGACTTGATGGCGGCCCGGGCGCAGATCGCCAAGCAGGCGGCGGCGCGCCAGGAGGAGCTCGCGATCCAGCGTCAGAACTACGTCGAGGGCGAAAAGGCCAAGCTCGGCGAGATGGCGACGCGACTGCAGGCCGATCCGACGACGCAGTACTGGAAAGAGAAGGGCGTGGGCGGCTCGGTGCTCGCGGGTCTCGCGGTCGCCCTCGGTGCGGTCGGGGCGAGCATGACCGGTGGGCCGAACCGGGTGCTCGACATGGTCGAGGGGCAGATCAACAAGTCGATCAACGCCAAGCGCGCGGCCTACGCGGATGCCAAGGACGTGTTCTCGCAGAACCTCGCCGAGTTCGGCGACAGGGCCCGAGCTATCGAGGCCACGAAGGTTGCTCACTGGGACGCGGTCGCGCAGATGCTCGAAGGGCAGAAGGCGTTCGCGAAGACGAAGGAGCAGCAGGCGAACTACCTCGACCTGAAGCAGAAGATCCTCGAGAAGCGGGCCGAGTCGCTCGATAACTTCGCGAAGCTCACCCACAACAAGGTCACCGCGGAGGAGAGCGAGAAGTTCGTTCCTGCGGCAGTGGTCGGCGGCAGCCAGCTCGGCGACACCGGCAAGGACCACCTCTACATCCCAAGCCTGAAGGGATTCGCGACATCCGACGAGGACGCGAAGCACCTGAAGGAGCACGCGGAACGTACCGCGGTGCTCGACAACACCCTCGCGCGCGCCCAGGCTATCATCACCAGAGCGGAGAAGGTCCCGGCCTACGACCTCGTCACGAAGCGGAAGCTCCAGAAGGAGCTCGACGCGCTCTCGAACGAGGCGGCGACGAAGCGCACGGTCAAGGAAGGTCAGGGCGCGCAGTCGGCGGGGGACAAGGAGATTTCCGACTCCGTCAACGGCATCCTCGGCACGAACCTGTACCTCGACCCGCACCTGCCGGGCGGAGGGCTCGCCAACACGAAGGAGCTCATCCAGAACACGCGTCGACGGGCGCAGCAGGAGCACCGGATCGTCGGCGAGATGCGCGGCATCCAGCAGGGTCAGCTTGCTCCGACGCGTGACGCGAAAGGGAACGTGGTCTTCCGCCGGCAGCTCAACGGCAGCATGAAGCCGGTGTCGAAGGAAACGCAGAACTACGACGACCTCATCCAGCCCTTGGCCCCTTCGGGGAAGAAGTAGATGGCGGATCCCAAGGCGCCGGTTGTCGTTGGTTCCGATGGCGAGATCGGAACGATCGATCCTCGCTTCGCGCGCGACGCTGTACAGCACAGCGCTCGCTTGGCGACGCCCAAGGAGGTCAAGGCCGAGCAGGCTCGCGTCGACGCGGAGGCCAAGGCCGCCGAGCTGCGGGATAAGTACGACGTCACGAAGAACCCGGTCCGGGCGATCGGCGCCGCCTACGGCTCGTCGCTGTCGGGCTGGTGGCGCGGCCTCTCGGGCGGATTGTCGGACCACGCAATTCTCGGCGCTGCCGAGGTCGTCGGCGGCAAGGAGGGGCGGGAGGCGACCCGGCAGCAGCTCGCCGAGTGGCAGGAGGCGAACCCCGTTCTGTCGACGCTCGAGGAGACCGCAGGCTTCTCCGGGGCCATGGCTCTCGGCGGGGAGGCCCTTGGCGCCGGAGCCGCTGCGGAAGGGGCCGCTGCTGCCACGCGGGGCGGGTCGACCCTGGGCCGCATCGCGACGCAGGTGGCCCGTGGAGCCGGCGAAGGGGCGCTGTTCAGTGCGGGCAAGGAGGTCTCCGACTCGGCCATCCAGGACCACGCGCTCACCGGCGAGAAGATGGTCTCGGCGATCGGTCACGGCGCGATGCTGGGAGCGGGCGCGGGCCTCGTCGCCGGCGTCGGCAGCGAGGCACTTTCGGGCCTGGGACGGCTCCGGGCGCCCAGCCCTGCGGCGACGGAGGCGGCCGTAGCGGGTGAGAGCAAGCTCGGCACGATGCTTGGCGAGGGCCTGCAGAAGGGCGCCGACATCAAGACCATCAAGGCGCTCGGCGGCTCGGCAGGGGACCTCCGCGCGCTCGAGCGGAACGTACCTGGAGGCTTCCGGCGGGTGGCGCAGGACATCCGAGGCGACATCGAGGCGAGCACCGGCAAGACCATCGGCCGGATGGGGCGCGAGGAGCTCCACGAGTACGCCCAGAAGCGCCTTCCCGAGCTCGGCGACAAGCTCGGCGGCATGCTTCGGTCGCTCGACGAAGCCGGGACCGGGGTCGCCCCCGACGTGCAGCGGTTCACGCAGCGCATCGAGTCGGAGCTGCTCCAGGGCAAGGTGCAGCGCCTACCGAGCGGCAAGGTTGTAGCGATGCCCGGCGAGGAGGCGTCGGTTCGCGCGATCGGCAAGTGGGTGAAGCAGACGCAGGAGGCGTTCGGCGAGGGCGTCACCTTCGAGCAGTGGCAGAAGGCCCGCGTGGCGCTCGACAAGCAGATCAAGTTCGAGGCGGTCCGCGCCTCCCCCGTGCAGGACACCCTTCGGGGCCTCCGCAGCATCATGGAGAGCGAGCTGGAGACCGCCGGAGAGGCCGCCGCCAAGACGATGGGGCAGAGCTTCCAGGCCGAGTACCAGGCGACGAAGTCCCTCTACCAGAGCGTCGCCAAGGCTGCGGAGCTCACCGAGCGCGGCGTTGCTCGCGAGCTCGCCAACAATTCCCTCGGGCTTCGCTCGACCCTGGCGGCCCTCACCGGGCTCTCGGCGGGTGGCCCTGTCGGCGGGGCGGTGCTCGGCCTGGCAGGGAAGATCGTGCAGGACCGGGGCGACATGATCGCCGCCGATCTGCTCGACCGCGGCGCCGCCATCCTCGGTGTTCGGCGACTCGCAGCCCGCACCGAGCGGGACATCGCCAAGGGCGTTGGTGAGCTCGTCGGGGTGAAGCCTGCCGCGACCGTGACCGACCTGGCGCCCCCCAAGCGCGGAGCCGACATGCCCATGGGCGTGAAGGTCTCCGACCCGGTGAAGGCCTTTCCGAAGGTCGCAGCCGCCGTGCAAGAAGCGCAGGCGAACCCGGCTCGCGTCTCCGACCGCATCGGCAAGGCTCTCGGCCCACTCACCGACACATCCCCGGCGACCGTGGCAGCCGCAAGCGCCGTTGCCGTGAGCGGCGTGAACTACCTCGCCTCGAAGCTTCCGCAGATGAAGCGCGACCCCTACGGGCTGCAGCCACACCTCGAACAGCCCCGCGTCAGCGACAGCGAGCGCGCTAGCTTCATGCGCGCCGTGGAGGCCGTGCAAAACCCCACGATGGTCCTGACTGCCGCCAAGAAGGGCACCCTCACTCGGGAGCACGTCGAGGCCGTCAAGGCGGTCTACCCGAAGCTGTACGAGGAGATGCGGAGCCAAGTCTTCACCTCGCTCGTCGAGTCGAAGACGCAGCTCTCGTACGCCCGGCGGGTGCAGCTTGGCATCCTGCTCGACATCCCCACGGACAAGACGCTTTCGCCCGAATTTATCGCGGCGATCCAAGCGACGTACACGCCCGCCGAGAAGGCAGGCGAAGAGGCTCCTCCGGCAATGCCGAGGGCGACAGAAGCAGCACCCACTTTGCAGACGGCGATGCAATCGGCCGCGTCAGGAGGCATGCGATGAGCGAGGGAGTATGGACCATTGGGCGTGTGGACATCGGCAACGTCGACTCTCAGACGTCGACGCCCGCGGACAACTTCAAGCGGCAGACCGGCGTCACCGTCGGTACCGCGGGCATCGTCATCGGCACCGCAGGCAAAGCCGGACGCCTCTACCGCCTTCGGGTCGTGAACGGAGCGGCGACGGCGTACTTCCTCCAGGTCTTCAACAAGGCAACGGTGCCGGTCAACTCCGACGTCCCGGTCTGGGTGCAACGCATCGCGGTTTCCAGTGAAGGGGAGATCGACCTCACGAACGTGAACGGGCTCTTCTGCCCACTCGGGATGGGCTTCGCTATCAGCTCGACGCCCTCGGCGCTGACGCTGGCGATCGCCACGGACATCGCATTTTACGGCGCCATCTACACGCAGAGGGCCTGATGCGAGAGCTCCTCTGGCTGATGCGGTCCCGGTTCGCGCGCGGCGGAGCAACGGCGATGGCGCCGCCTCCGTCGCTCGAGAGCGTCTCGCCGACCTCCGGATCTTCCGGGGGAGGGACCACCATCACCCTGAGGGGCAATCTCCTGGACGGCGTCACGCGGGTGCTCGTCGACGGCGTCGACTGCACGAACGTCGTCCGCCAGGGGACGCGGCAGTGCCAGGCGGTGACGCCTGCAGGAGCGCTGGGGGCAGTCACGGTGCAGGCGCTCACGGCAGGTGGAGCGGGCGTCCTGACCGGGGCCTTCACCTACGTGGGCACGGCGCCAACCGTGACCAACGTGTCGCCGAGCGCGGGACCCACGGCAGGCGGCACGCCGATTAACGTCACCGGCACGAACTTCACCGGAGCGACCGCGGTGAAGATCAACGGCGTCGACTGCACGAGCATCATCGTCGTCGGGCCCACGAGCATCACGTGTGTCACTCCCGCCGGCGCGGCAGGAGCTCAGACCTGCGCGGTGACGACGCCGAGCGGCACGGGCTCGCTCAGCAGCGCGTACACGTACGTCGCGGCGCCCACGGTCACGAGCGTCACGAAGAGCGTCGGCGACACGGCGGGCGGCTACTCGGTCGATCTCGGCGGCACGAACTTCGTCGGGGTTACGAGCGTCCAGGTCGGCGGCGTGTCGGCCACGAGCGTCGTGGTCAACTCGAGCATCAGCATCACTTGCACCTTCCCCGCAGGGTCGGCGGGGGCGGCAACGATTGCTGTCACCGGCACGGGCGGCACCGGGTCGAACGGCGCGCTGTTCACGTACTTCTCGCCGGCGACGCTCACCCTTTCCGGGTGGTGGCGCAGCTACGCCGGCACGTCCCCGTGGAACGGCACGGCGAGCGCAGGCTCTTCCGGCTCCAACAGCTGGACGGGTGCAGGCGGGTCTCTGCCGGCGAACGGCACGGCGCTCAACGGCAAGAGCACCGCGCTCTTCGACGGCACCAACGACGAGATGACGGCGTCGGGCACGCCCACGACGTACCTCAGCACGTCGGCGTGGACCATCTCGGTCCTCGTCAGGCTCACGAGTGCGGCGGCCCCGGGCGTCAACGTTTACGACAACGCGGCGCTCCTCACCGACGGCAACGCGGCGTTCGGTGCCGACGTGTCGAGCAGCGGGTTCAAGGCTCACATCTACGACGGCGGCACGTACAACGAGACCGCGTGGACGGCGGCGAGCACGGGTTCGTACCACCTGCTTCAGGCCTACTACGACGGCACGAACATCTACCACCGCGTCGACTCCGGAAGCTGGTCGGCGGGGACTGCGAGCGGGGCCATCTCGGGCCTCGCGGCGAGCTTCTTCCTGGGCCGCAACTGGAACGGTGGGGCGTTCCTCGCGGGCACGATCGCCGAGGTCATCACCGCGTCGTCGGTCATCTCCCGCGCGAACCTCGACAACGTCAAAGCCTACGTGAACACCCGATACAACCTGTCGCTTTGAGGACCCCATGCCTGACGACAAGCCCACCACTCAGCTCCCAGCCGTCCCCGAGTGGGCCGTGGAGCTCACGCGGCTCGCGAAGACCACGAAGGAAGAGGTCCGCGGGCTGCGCGCCGATGTCGGGCTGGTCGCCAACGACCTCTCGCTGGTCAAGGAACGGGTCGCCATCATCGAGACTTGGCGGAGCGAGCAGGATTCACGCGTGTCGCGGAATTCGAACCGCGTGCGGGAGCTCGCCGAGACGACGAGCAGCGTCGACCTGACCGTGCAGGCGAAGCAGAGCGAGATGATTGTCAAGCAGATGGAGCAGGACCGGAAGCAGGACGAGATGCACGCCCGCATCGAGAAACTTGCGGCGAGTCAGGAGATCCAGACCGCCATCCTCGCCCGACTCGACAAGCTCACGCAAAACCCGCTCGTCAAGACCGTTGCGACCGCCATCGGTACGGCGGTGCTCACGTGGCTCGCAAGCAAAGGACTGAGGTGAATTATGCCCCCTGACATCAAGTGGATCTTTGGCCTCGTCGTCCTGTTCTTCCTCGCTCTCGCGGGGGCGAACTGCATCGGGTGCAAGCCCGGTGACGCCAAGCCCGCCGCGTACTCCGCCGAGCTCGCCGAGTGCAACCGCTCCGCCCAGACGCTGCAGGACTCAATCGCCTGCGAGGACCGCGTCAGGGTCCGCTACGGCCGCCCCGTACGCGACGCTGGAGGTGACCGATGAGCCCGCTCGGCGCATTCTCGAAGCTCCCCCCGTGGGCGCTGGACGCCGCCTTCGGCCTTGTCGAAGGCCTGGTCAAGCTCCTGTCGGCCGACGACGACGTCGGGCGTGAGGCGGCGATGATGGACGCTGCGGAGGCCATGAAGGCGGCTCTCGACCGGAAGAAGTTCGGCCCGTGATCCGCGGCCTCGACGCGTCCTCGGTGCAGGGCAAGCTCCCGTTCGACCAGCTCGGCGAGGAGTATCGCTTCGTCATCCTGAAGGCTGTCCAGGGCAACGACGGCACCGATCCGTGGTTCGAGCGGAACGCGCTTGAGGCGCTCTCCCGCGGGCTGGAGGTCTTCGCCTACTGCTTCCCGTACCCGTTGCCTCACCTGAAGCCCGAGGAGCAGGCGAAGCGCTTCGTGGACTTCGTGGGTCGCGTCCTACCCGGCCGACCACTCTTCCTCGACTACGAGTGGCCCGAGGTCGTCCCATCGCATGCGGGAAAGAAGGGCTGGCGCGAATGGGGCTGCAACCCGAGGCAGCTGTCAGCCTGGATGCGCGCATGCTCCGCCGAGGTGGAGCGACTCAGCGGCGTTCGGCCGGCGCTCTACACCTACGACTGGTGGTGGGCATGCATCCGTGACGGGGCGCCAGCGTACGGGTTCATGGAGTCGGCGGACGTGGCGTGGGCCGCGGACTACCCGCTCTGGATGGCCTGGTACCGCCAGGGGTGGCCCGCAGTGGGCGACAAGCCGAAGGTGCCCAAGCCGTGGGCGGACTGGACCTTCTGGCAATTCGACGGCAACGCGGGCCTGCGGCTGCCCAACGGCGCGGACTGCGACTTTTGCGTGTTCAACGGCGACGAGGACGACTTGCGCCGGTTCGCGCGCTGGTCAGAAGCGGACGGCGTGCCGACGGAACGCGAACTCCCCGCGTGCGGCCCGGTGCAGGAGCCCGACGGCGGGGAGTCGCGGTGGCGTGCGACCAGCGAAGCGGTCGTGGAGGCCGTGCGGGACTTGGTGACCCGGAGGGCAGGGGAGGACGACTAGTGCCCGGTCACCTTGCGCGGGGCGGGCGGAGCGACGCACACGCACTCGTGGTCTAGAAGCCGGGCGGTTTCGTGGTCGTTTGGGCATGCCTGCTTCGAGCAGTCCTCGCTGTTCGCCATCGCAACGGCAAACAGGATGACCGCCAGCACGAGCCCGACGACTCCGCCGATGCCGTAGAGAGCGAAGTCCCCGTCGCTGGTGTCGATCACTCCCGCACCCCCGCAGCCCGCATCACGGCGAGCCATCGGCAGTCGGGGGCGTGCGCCTCAGGCCCTGGCCTGTCCTCGTCGGGGTGCTCCCGCCGACAGAAGTGGCACACCACCGGCTGCGAGTCGTGCGAAGGCTCGGGCCACTCCAGGCTCAGCAGCAGACGCGCCATCGCGGGGGCCGCGGCGGCGAGCTTGGCGCGGGCGTCGACCTCGGGGTCCTCGGGGTCCTCCGGGTCATCCTCGGTGAGAGGTACGTCGAACGTGGCGAGCGCGCGCCCGCTCGGGTCCCGCACAAGCCCGCTGTCGCTGAACCACTCCTCATCCCAGATCGGCATCATCGTCCTCCTGGCTCCGCTCCGGAGTACCACGCGTGGTCGACGTGAAGGCTCGTTCGGAGCCGACCTCGCATCACGCGGGCGATGTCATCATCCGTGCTAGCAGACTCCACCCAGCACCTGTGCAGCACCGGCGCGGGGAGCTCTGTCTCTATCGACTCAAGCAGCCTCATGACGTGCTGACGCATAGCCTGGTTGTGCACGATGTACACGGCGTGGTTGTTGGGGTGCGCCTGAAGCTGCGCGAGCATCCGCTGCAGCTGCCGCGTGGTTCGGCCGGACTGGCGGTCGCTCACGAGCGGCCACGGCTCCGTGCTCCACTCGCCGAAGAGGAGCACCGCGGCGATGGCGCGGGCGGTCGTGCGGGTGAGCGGACGCGTTATCAACTCGATGGTTGCGTACTCCCACATCAGCATGCGCAGCCGCGGCAGTGACCGAGGCATTGCCCACCAGTCACACTCGAGCAACGCATCCTCGAGCACCTCGCAGGCGTCCAGGTCTTCGCATGCGAGCAGCGCGAGGGGGAGCAGATGGGCGGGAGGGGTCATCGATGCAGCCTTTCGCGCGAGCACCAACGCGTGGACACGAGCGGCCAGCGAGCCGCCTCTTCCCGACGCTCTTTGCAGACGAGCGCGACTAGCCCGCGGCGAGCCATCTCCTCCGACTCGGCGGGACAGAACCAGCGCACGCCGCTGTCGGGGATCTGGAAGACCCACCATGCGCGCTCTTCGTGGTCGGGCGTCATCGTGTGGGGTCCTTTGGGGCGAGTCGCCTGGGCTTCCGTCTGTTTCTGGCTTGCTCACTTGGCGTCGCCCATCGGCAGTTCCCGGGCTCATAGTCTCCGCTGCCCTCGATGCGGTCGATCGTCTTCCCGGCAGGGCGCTCACCCATGTCGGAAACAAAGTGCTCGAACAACATCCAGCGTTCACACACCTTGATCCCACGACCGCCGTAGTACTCCCAGTTCGGCGCGTTCGGGTTGGTGCAGCGAGCGAGCATGCTGCACCAGGTATGGTAGGTCGGCGAGCGAGACGAAGACCACTTCGCCTTCTTCGCAGCGCACCCGCGGCAGCGAGCCTTCCCGGGGACCAGTGGCGCGGGGCAAAATGGGCAGACCCCCCGCAGCTTCTTCGCTGCTCGACGCGACCTAGACGCGTCGAGACAACGCCTACACCGCCGGTGCTCTCCCGCGCATGCGCCGCAGTCGATACAAAGACCGGCTGCCATCCGCCTCTCCCGCCACGGGCGCGCCGTCACTTGTAATCCCCCCGCTCGATCGCGTCCGCAGCAAGCGCCCACGCCTCCGCGTCGCGGTACCGCTCAGGCTTCAGCGCCTCCGCCCGCAGCCACGCCACGATGCGCTTCACCGTCTCGGCTTCGGTCCGCTCCGACCGCTTCCTGAGCGCACACAGATAGCACTCGCTGTCGCGCTCGCCGGCCCCGCACCATTCGCATACGTCGCTCACCGCGACCCCCGCCACGCGTCGAGGGCGCCATCCAGCGCAGCCCCGCACGGCCGCTCGCCGGAGTTGAAGCGACGGAACGCGCTTGCGGCCTCAGCGACGGCTCGCAGCGCGCGGAGCTCGCGGTGTGCGCCGTCACGTGCGTTCTCCGCAGCGGCGGCGCGCGCACCGAGTTCGCGGTACCCGTCGAGTCGTTGATCCGCCGCGCGCTCGACAAACCAGCGCACCTGTCCCTCCAGCTCCCGCACGCGTGCGAGGAGGGCGGGGAGCGCGTTGCGGGCGGCTGCGATGAGGCGAGCGTCGGTCGGCATCACGTCCGCGCATATCCCGAGCACCATCCACCCTTTGACGGTGCAGAAATATGGCGACCAGCGCCCGCCCGTCGCCTCCCGCTCGAGGCGCTCCAGCTCGTCGAGGTCGATCATCGGGCCGGCCCCAAGTGCGAGGCCCACGCCGCTTCGTCCACGTCGTACTGTTGGACGACCATCAGCGGGTGCAGGCGAATGGTCCCGCCCTCGTCGAGGATCGTGTTCTTCGTCGGACCGCTGTAGAGCTGCCCGAGACCCTTCGTCGTCCCCCACCGCCGAAAGGTCTTCGCGCGGCGAATCACCACCTCGTCGCCCTCCCGCTGGACGTCGCCAACGTGAACCCATCCCCGCTGCACCACCACGATTCGCACCGCCATCATTTGCCTCCGTTGCCGTCGCCGTAGCCGTAGCCGTAGCCGTAGCCGTAGCCGTAGCCGTCGCCGTAGCCGTCGCCGTAGCCGTAGCCGTAGCCGTAGCCGTAGCCGTCGCCGTTGCCGTTGCCGTTGCCGTCGCCGTCGCCGTAGCCGTAGCCGTAGCCGTCGCCGTAGCCGTCGCCGTTGCCGTTGCCGTTGCCGTCGCCGTAGCCGTCGCCGTTGCCGTTGCCGTTGCCGTCGCCGTAGCCGATCTCCACCGCCTCCACGTC